CTCTGCCAACATCACGGGTGAGAAGCACTATTCTCTTACAAAAGACGGCAAAGCCTATCTAAACGACACAAAGGAATAATAATGACTACACTACCAACAGACTTTCAGGCTTTCATCCATACATCTAGGTATGCACGGTGGCTTGATACAGAGAAGCGGCGTGAGACTTGGGAAGAGACTGTTGACCGTTATATGACTAACGTAGTTCTGCCTAACCTTAGTTTCGCTACTGAACACGAATACCTAACAGAGTTTGATTATACCACCTACGATGAAATTAGAGAGGCTATTCTTAATCTAGATATTATGCCAAGTATGAGAGCACTAATGACGGCTGGTGCAGCTATGGATAGAGACAATACTTGTGCTTACAACTGTTCTTATTTACCAGTAGATGATAAACGTTCCTTTGATGAAGCTATGTTCATTCTACTGTGTGGTACTGGTGTTGGTTTCTCTGTAGAGCGTCAATACATTTCTAAACTACCTGATGTTCCTGCGCAATTCTTCAAGACAGACGATGTTATCACTGTTCAAGACAGTAAAGAGGGTTGGGCCGCTTCTCTACGGGTTTTGATTGACCTGTTGTATAAGGGTCAGTTTCCCTCTTGGGATATTAGTCAAGTCCGTAAGGCAGGTGCTAAACTTAAAACTTTTGGTGGTAGAGCCTCTGGTCCCGGACCCCTAGTTGATCTGTTTAACTTTACTGTAAACTTGTTCTTGGGTGCACAAGGTAGAAAACTAAACTCCATTGAGTGCCATGATCTTATGTGCAAAATTGGTGAGGTTGTTGTAGTCGGGGGCGTCCGTAGATCAGCAATGATCAGCCTGTCTAATCTATCAGACAACCGTATGCGCTATGCTAAATCAGGTCAGTGGTGGGAACAGTCTGCTTATCGGGCACTTGCTAACAACTCTGTAAGTTACACAGAGAAACCTGATATGGAATCATTCATGCGTGAGTGGTTGTCTCTAGTAGAAAGCAAGTCTGGTGAGCGTGGTATCTTTAATCGGGAAGCGTCCCAAAAACAAGCAGCAAAGAACGGTAGACGTAATTCTTCATACGAATTTGGGACTAATCCTTGTTCGGAGATTATTCTTCGACCGTATCAATTCTGTAATCTTACAGAGGTAGTAGTAAAGTCTAGTGATACTTATGAAAGCCTACAAAGAAAAGTAAAGTTAGCTACTATCCTTGGGACTATTCAAGCAACCTATACAAACTTTCCATACCTGCGTGATATTTGGCGTGAGAATACGGAACAAGAAAGACTTCTTGGGGTAAGCCTTACTGGTATTATGGACCACAAGTTGCTTGCTGATAAAGGGTGGTTTAAGAGTCTTAACGGAGAACTATTCACCTCTGATGCTGTAAAAGACTTCGGCGGTGATGTTTATATGCTTGAGGACTTGCTTACAGAACTAAAGCAAACCTCTATTGACACTAACAAAGAGTGGGCAGATAAGCTTGGTATTCCACAGTCAGCAGCGATCACTTGCGTTAAGCCGTCTGGAACAGTATCACAGTTGGTTGATAGTGCATCTGGTATTCACCCACGCCATAGTGAGTATTATATTAGAACTGTTCGTGGCGACAACAAAGACCCTCTGACTAAGTTCATGGCAGCACAGGGCATCCCGAATGAACCTGACGTAATGAAGCCTAATGCTACTACAGTGTTTAGCTTCCCTATCAAGGCACCACAAGGGGCTATTACTCGTTCTTTACTAACAGCCCTTGAACAGTTGGAGTTGTGGCTTACATATCAACGGTACTGGTGTGAGCATAAGCCCTCTATCACAGTGAATGTTAGGGAGAGCGAGTGGATGGAAGTGGGGGCTTGGGTTTACAAGCACTTTGATGAAGTGTCTGGTATCTCTTTCTTACCCTACAGTGACCACACTTATCAGCAAGCCCCTTACCAAGAGGTTGATAAAGAGACGTATGAAAAAGCACTTGCGCTAATGCCCCAGAAGATTGATTGGTCTGCACTATCTGACTTTGAGAAGAAAGACAACACTGTGTCAAGTCAGACTTTTGCTTGTGTAGGTGATTGTGAAGTTGTAGATGTGGGTGGGTGATGGCTAGTTGGGATCACGACGACTTAAAAGATAAAAGTTTAGACTACCTTGACAAACCTATGGTTCCAGACTGGAATAAATCTGTGCCTAAACAAAAGAAGGTTCCCTCTAGTAGGGGGCCTAGCCCGTACTACGATCAACCCTACTCTGATTGGGTAACAACTAATGACCAGATGGAGTGGTTAGCTGAAAACAAGTGGGGTAAGTATGCTATCCACCTGAAAGATATTTTCAAGGGTTTGTGTCGTTGGGGTGAGAAAGAGGGTACTGATATTGAGTATGATACTCGCAAGATCATCTACTACGGTCTTAGGGTACTGCGTATGGTTGTTGGTGTTGAGAAGACTAGAGAGTATCTAAACTCATTACTTAACGATAAACAATTTGGAGGTAAATAATGGAATTACTTCTTCTACTTGGTATTGCTATTGGTGTAGCTGTATTGCTTATGCCACCTATGGATGAGGGTGGTGATCCGTGATGTGGACTCTCACAGTATTGTTCTGTAGCACTTTAGAGGTAACTGCTTGTGCACCCTCTGGTCCTACTACACTATTTCCCACAGAAGAGGCTTGCCACACTTACTTTGAACAGAACCTACCTAGACTTGACCTAAGCCAAGCTACTGTTCAATACCGTTGTGTTGCTTGGGGTAAGCCCACCTAGACAAAAGAAAACCCGCTAGAATCCTGTTGAGGGACTCTAGCGGGTTTATTTATTTCTGGTTCTGTGAGATAGTTAACAATTCAGATCGGATATCTTTAATATCTTTTCTAGTCTCTTGCATATCTAGTCTAAGGTCTTCTTTAATACCTAACCACAGTTCTCTATCTTCTTCACGTCTTTTATCTCTGGTTGCAATATCTTTCTCTAGCAACTCAATCTTCTTCTGACTGGTTAACACTGTACGGACAAACCACACTAGGGCACCTACCACGGTAGAAATGAGAACACCGATAATCTCTTCGATATATGAAATCATGGACAACCACCATCATAACGAGCAATTAGTTCTACACCAGTTACCCTTGACTTAGGGCCACCGTCCTCAATAAGAGCATCTGCATGATTATCTACGTATACAGATAGAGCATCACAAACAGGGGCACTACTGATTGGAATTTTGTCTGTTGCGCAACCACTCAAGAGCAGCGTCAGCATCAACACCCCTAACATTTTCCCCGGCATCATCAATACTCTTTCTTGTGTTAATGTATTCGTCTTGCTGTTCAGTCTTAGTTTCTAGTTCGAGAATTGTCTTGGCCTGATCTACCTTAGACTCTAGATACATTACTATAGAGAATACGACAGCTAAGCCAAGCCCCACCTTCCAATATCGAAGTAGGAATAACATTACAGACCTCTAAGGCAAAGGGTTACTTTACTGTCTGCTCTGCGATTTACTAAACCTTGAACACGACCACCACCAGCCCTAACCCACCTATCAAGTTGCGCACAAGCCTCTTTATACTTACCTGCGTTAGCTAGTTTCATCATAGTAGAATTACCAGCAGCGGATACTCCCACATTATAAGCGAGTTCTAAGAGAGAGGTTTGAACACCTACAGGAATAGTCTGCTCATTCATATAGGGTAGAAGTCCGTTGTAGTATTCCTCTAACCCTTTCTGTAGCATAGCAACACACTGATCTTTAGTGTATCTATCACCCATCTGTACACCACGAGTTTCCCCATAACAGACGGTAGGAACACCTACAATATCTTTATATGCTACTAATTCTAAACCCTCCCACTTAGCTACAAAAGGTGTGGCAAGAGCGATAGTAGCTGCGGCAGTTCCCGCTAAAACTCTATTCCTTATACCCATTATAATATCCTCATCCACATGGTTGCTACGTTAGAGGCACCGCCAGTTGTGTTTTCCATGTGACCCATACAGCGCCAAGTTCCAGCGGGATTTGACCCAGACAGTATTACTTGAGTGGAGGTAGTGACAGATTGAACACTGGCGTATTGTAGTTGTGAACCCGCTATAGTAGCCCCCGCCACTGCATACACACCGGAAGAGATATTTCTACCCAACATAGCGTATGTTCCTAATTGACCAACGAGAGATAGACCAGCCTCTAAAGCTTCATAAGCAATCCTAGGTGCACCTACAGCACCCTCTGCAATAGCAATAGGGTTATCTCTCCACTGCTTCCACAGTTCTGATGTACCGGGTGCACCGGGGTCCGTTTGTGCCTCTGTAATAGGAATATAAGCTGGCATAATTAGTCCTTAAATAGCCTCATAAGGGCCTTCGTTGTCGGGAAATACTAGGGTTGGTCCTACTGCAAAGTTACCAGTAGCTTTTTGTTCTGGGGTAGCTGTTGCATAGTTAGGAGAGCCATTAGGCATACAGTATCCAAACTTACCTTCAAAGGTAAAGTCTTGTGCAGCAACTTCAAACTCACCCTTAGCATTGCTTTCAGACTTCCTAAACACTTGTAAGAGTTTCTGATCTTCTCTGCCAGTAGGGCTAGTAATAACCCTTGTAGTTACCCTAAGCACGTCAGTAAGAGATAGTTCATCGTCCCTATTGTCTAGTTTCATAGTGTAGGTGACAGGGGATGTATTAAGTCTTCTCAACAACCTAAGAGACAGGGTTCTTACAGCAGATTCAGCACCTTTATTAAAGAACCTACAGAAGATTTCCTTAACCCTAGTGTCGTTAAAAGCGTTAGGGCCTTCTGACTTAGTATCAACAAGTACATCTACTCTTAAGTAGTTACTCTTGTCTTTGTAATCTTTCGTGGGGTCAATCTGTACAGAGTAAAAATGAATTTGAGTAATACGATCTTCATCTTTATCTTCTTGACGAATAGCTTTGATGTTTAGACCATCTGTAACCTCATAAATATTGCTCTGTGATACTGGTGTGTTTGGCAGCAGAGAAATTTCCTGCAACACATCATCCCACCAGATAGAGATACCAAGAGAAGCTAGTTCACCAACAAGCTGTGCAACACCAGTAGGTTTTGTGATAACAGTGTCAAGCCTCGTATTGCTCATCCACCTAGTTACTAGGGGTTCCCATTTAGAAACCTTAGGTACGAAAGAGGGATCAACTTTAGCATAGTTAATCAAGAGGTCTTCTAAGAAGTCGTCCAACCTAGTGGAAGTAAGTTTTATCGCCTGTTGAAAAGTGTCGTTTATACTTTTATTACTAGCCACCGTACCTTCTAAACCACGACCAGTTAATGTTATATTATCACCTGAACGGGTGAAGGTAACAATCTCTGAACCAATACTTGCGTATCCGCTAGTTGCGTATTCTACACCGATACCCACAGGAGTAAGGTTAAAGGTAACAAGACCCGTTCCAATAGCAACACCTAACTTACCACGAGAGGGTTTAGGTGCTAGTGCTTTCTTATCGTCAGCTAAGGCAAGAACATCTTTACCTTCAATGACAAACTTACCACTATCATCAGGCCCACTAAAGTTAGTGATAATAAAGTGTCTGGTCTTGTTAACAACAAACACATCATTGATGAGTTCACCATCTAAAACCCTAAGAGGTCTGTTGGCGTAGTGTGGAAACCTTGCTTTTAGTTTAGTAAAGTGACTACCAAACTTAACAGGGTCATACCCAATAGCATCTACTTGAGCAGCCCCAGAAATTCTCTGGTCAAGGTATTTATCAAAAAATTGGTCCCCATCTGGGAAGTCATTTAGTGTGATAGACACTGTGCCTCTACGACCAAAGGCCCCTTGTCCTTCATTTGCACCCGCAATATTCACTGTGGAGGTGAACAGGCTAACGTCCCTTAGAACCGGAAAAGCGTCAAGCCCTAAAGGTACGTTACCTCTGTTGTAGCAATATTTTACTGTCTTTACCCCTTTGTCGAAATTCAGACTGGATTGACAAGTAGCAAATGTGTTAAAGCATTTGTATTGCCCTGTAACCCCGAGGGCCGCTGCACAAGGGGCAGTACCATAGGTGAGGTTGCAGTAGTCCATATCGAACTCTACGACTTGAAAGGGTTGGCTATTTGCCATAACAGTAAACCTCCATACTAACGCTCATCCAAGAGCCATTAGTATCAAATGTCGGGGATAAGATAGAACCTTCTTTACGGTAGACATAACCTACATCTTTTTCAAAGATAGACGGTCCAGAGGCAAATACAAATGCTTTACCTAAATTGTAGTGTTCTCTGAAAGGTAGCAGATCGTTTTCAGCGTAAGACCTCTCAAAAGCTACTAAGTTAATCTGTGTCTCCCCGCCTGTCTTAATAACCTTGTTGCCTAGAAACTGACCACCCATAGTTTGAGCAACAATTAACTCATAGGTTTGAGATAGCCACACAGGTTTATAAGGGGCCTTGACACCAGCAGGAAATTTAAACCTCTTCGCAAGAATAACCACAGATATAATAGGAGCAGCAGAACCAGATACAACCAAACGCCAATACCTAGCAGTAACAGTACTAAACAGCACCATAATAGTTGTATCATCTGTGGGTAGAATAGAGGCTCTTGTGGTCCATGAAACATTATCTGTTGAACTCTCTAGTGTTAAGGTAGAGGCTCTTGAACCACAGTCATGTCCTACGACAGCAAAACTATCTACTTCTGTTGCAACCCCAACATCAACAATCATAGAAGCTGGTAAAGATAAAGGTTTCCAGTAAGTAACCGTGTCTTCTGTTACTGCATTACCTACTGGATAAGAAGTAGGAGTCCCACCTACAGCAGACAAGACTCCTTTAGCAAACACATTGTCCCAAAGAACAGTAGGCAAAGAATCTACATCAGAGGGTGTATTAATGATCTTGATTGTCATTTATCTTCCTCTAACAACAAAAACTCTACCTTGATTATCATTTTCTTTGTAGAAAGCCTCAAACAAGTTGATAAGAGTCTGTCCAGAGTATAGAGCCTCTGGCGTAATACTATCAATATAGACTGTTTGTGCTGAACCGTTGGAAATAGTTTGATTACTGTTTACACTGGAAGGTGATCCAGCAGAACCTCTACCTCCCCCTTGTCCAGCACCAGAAGCTTCCGCAAGCCCCGTAGCAGCTACGATACCAGCCTGTATTTTACCGAATAGACCAATACGAGCAGCAGCCGCAGCACCAGCGATAGGCCCTAGTTCCGCATACGCTCTAACTTGAGCAGCAGCAGTGTTCTGGACAATCTCACCAATTCTAAGTGCCTTATTCAAAGCAATAGAAGCAATAGCAGCAGCGCGTGACTTGTTACCAAATATAGAAAGAAGGTTGCCCAAATCCCCATACATGGCTCTAGCAGCACTACGGACCATTTCACTCTCTTGTTGTTTCAGTTCAACAAGTTGTGCTTGGTACTCTTGTTCAAGTCTGATCTTAGCCTCATTCTTACCACCAATAATCTCTAGTTCAGCCTCAGTAGCTGCCTTTAAAGTGTCTTGGCTTTCTTTGTACCAGATTTCAAGGGTTTCTCTTTCGGTTTGAAGTTCTTCTACGAGGGCCTCTACTCTAGAGTTTGATCCACCCCCACCAGAACCACCAGAGGAACCCCCAGAAGAAGGCTCTGGTGTACCAAAGTCAATGTCTTGAGGTCTACCCGGAGGGGCACGACCTGCAACACCAGCGGAACCTAACTGTTCTGCTCTACCTTGTCTACCAACCTCTCCTAGTTGATCCCAGAGGCCCGTAGCCCAAGAGGGCAACCCGCTAACAATGGTATCAATGTTTAACCTAACTTGCAGGGACATTCCGTTAATACTATCAAGGATATTTCTGATAGACTGGATACGGTCTTGTTGCTCTCTAAGCTTGGCGTTAATGCCCGCATAAGCTGCGTCTTGTAGAGCGATCATTCTAGCATTAATTGCTTCTGTTTTTGCAATTTGCTCTTGACGACTGCCTATCTCTTTTAGTTTTGCCTCTAGTTCATTGGCTTTAGTAACCGCTTGTTGCAAGGCAAATTCGACCTCGCCAACCCTAGAGGCTTGTCTCGCATTTACAACAGGTGCGTCCGCAAGTTCGGCTAACTCTTCTCTGAGTCCTCTCGCACTCTCTTTTACAATTTCTAGTTGCTCTGTTAGAAGCCTGCTTGCGTCTGAGAGGTCTGGGTATCTTAGGGCAAGCAACTCCTCATTTAAACTATTTACTTCTAAACTAGCAGCTTCTATTGCTCTTGTGTACTCATCCACTTGTTTAGAAGAACTGCTAGAATTTTCCCCGGAGCGTAGTAAGTAAGCCCCTACGGCTGTAATAAGGGGAATAGCAATACCTAAACCAGCAGCCCAACGTGTTAGCGTGTCTACATTAACCCCTAATTTGTCGGACAGTAACGGCAGGGTTCCTACTAACTGCGTAGCCTGTTGCCCGAAAGCAACCATCCAGTTTGTACCAGATTGCACCTGAACCAAGAAGTCACCGACCTGATAACCTGTCTGTTGAACCACAACGCCAAATTGGTTAGCCCGACTTGCAGCTTGATTCTGATGTAGATTGAACTGACTAAAAGCGCCAGAACCTCTAGCTAACTGTTGATTTAGGTTGTCAACGTTAGCGGCATAAACTCTTTGGTCAATAGCACCAGACTCTAAAGCCTCATTGAGCAGTTCAACCTCTGTCTTATAGAGACGCATAGCGGCATAAGATTGATCGTATCTGGACTTTAGATACTCTTCTCTAGCAGCAGCTTGTGTCTTTTCTGCATTTAATCTTTGTAGAGCAGCGGCCTCTTCGTCAGCGCGTTGTGCACCCAGAGCAAAGGCAGTTTCAGCTTTAGTCCTAGCTTGTGCGATAGCCTGCTTCTGTAGTTCATCTGTTAGTTTAGCTTCGGCAGCAGCC